GAAGAACTTGAAAAAACATTTGGTATTCAAAATAAGTTTCAGACTTCTACCAGAGGATTAAAAATCAGAGGTGTTTATCCCACAATGGAAGAGGCTGAGCTAAGATGTAAAATGTTGAGAGAAATTAACTCCAATCATGATGTGTTTGTTGGTCCAGTTGGATTATGGATGCCTTGGGAGCCTGAGGCTTACAAAACTGGACGTGTTGAATACATGGAGGAAGAGCTTAATCAATTGATGCATGAGAAAACTAAAAATGAGAGCGATGCCAAAAACGCATTTGAACAACGTGTTAAGGAAACTAAACAAAAGGCAATTGAGGAAAATATTAAAAATGCTGAAAAATCCGGAAACACGTTGACTCAATCCATTGATAACCAAGGCAATTTAATTGGTGTCAATAATGCAACATCTCAAGATTTCGGATTAAAGGACCCAGAGACTATTTCTGCTGCGGATATCCGTTCTGAACTCTTTGAAGGAGAGAATATTGTTGTTGGAAATACCGATCATGGCCAAAGCGAACTAATTAGCGGACCATTTGCTGCCAAGAAAAATGATTAAACATTTATTTCAATAAATAATATAAAAACAATTTATTTATATTATTTATAAATGTCGCATAACATTAATAAAATAATGTATATTAACTTAAAAAAAAGAACTGACCGAAAAATACAAATTGAATCAGAATTAGATAATTTCGGTTTATCATATGAAAGATTTGAAGCTATTGAAACTGAAAATGGATGTGTCGGATGTGGATTTTCGCATCTTAGTGTTCTTAAATTAGCTAGAGATAATGATTATGAAAATATTTTAATATTAGAAGATGATTTTACATTTGTAGTTTCAAAAGAAGAGTTTGAAACACAATTAACCGATTTTTTTAATTTACAAATTGATTATGATGTATGTATGATATCATATAATTTAATAAGATATGTAACTACTCCATATAATTGTATTCTTAAAGCGTTAGACGTTCAAACCGCATCTGGTTATATTGTTAATAAAAAATATTATAGTAAATTAATTGATTTATATGAAGTAGCTATACCATTATTAGAACAAACCGGGCAACATTGGATTTATGCTAATGACCAAATATGGAAACAATATCAAGAAAAAGATAATTGGTTTTGTTTTTCAACCAGAATTGGCAAACAAATGTCTGGCTATAGTGATAATAGTAAATGCTATGTTAATTATGATTGTTAATATTTATGAAAGCTGTTTCTACCATTTTGTTTTTTACGCTTATTTTTTGGCCTATATGTAACAAATGTAAATATAATTGTTTATAATTTATCAGCAATAATAATAATCTTCAATTATATTTTTATTTTTAACATATCTACTCATTTTTGCGGTTGATACGCATTCTGATTCAGCAGCTTTTGCTATTGTATTCCATGATCCCAATAAGACGTCCGTTTTTATATCCCTCTTATACACTTTTTTACCAGTTGATGATATAAATTTGGGCTTATAACTATTTTCTTTTAAAGACAAACCATAATATCCTTCATTATTACCTTCTGTAGTCCAAACGGTTGCTTTAAGAGCATAAGGTGATGAATTTAAATATTCTTTTATTTCTTTCATATCATTATCTGTTAATTCTTTATTAACAGATATTTTCCATTTTTGATATTCAGCCAACAATACTGAATTTAAAATTTTTCCAGAATCTGAAAACTGGCATACTTGAAATATAAATGTTTCAACTGTAGAATTCTCTTTAGTTTTTTTATATTCAACCGGTTTTAATTTAATACCTATATAACTGTGATTACCCTGAATACGTTTGGGTTTAAATCTTGTATCCAAATAATTTTTTAATGCGTGAAAAACCTCTTTGGTAGGTTTAACTTTATTCCATAAACGATAACGTCCTTCAATATTTACAGATAATTCTTCTACATCTGGATGAATCACACAAATAGAACTTATAAAATCATTGAATTTCTTATTTATCTCATCTTCAGGCAATAATACATTTTGATATATAGATTGGTTATCATTATTAACAGTGTCAATTATTTTTAGATTTTTTTCTAATAACTCATTTAACTCATTAATTTTAATATTTTTTTCAATAATAATCGCTTCTTGGTTCTTATTTATTTCTTTTAACTCTCTATTTTCATTTTCTAAATCTTCATTTTGTTTCATTAATCTATTAAAATTATCTATACTATAGGTTTTAGAATGAATAATATCCTTTATATGTTTAGTTAATTTGTCAACAGTAAAATTATTATCATCATAAGCTATTATTTCTGTTTTGTTTTTACCATTTACTTCAAGAGTACGAATTTGTCTTTTAATTTTAGGATATGTCTTTATTAAATTTTCTATTTCTACCTTATTTTGAACACGAAATGCTTCTACTAAAATAAAATTATCATATTTTTTATGATGGTCTAATATTCTTGTTGCTAGGTCATTTGTGTGACCAAATTTTATTAATTTTTCATTTGCTTCATTAGTGTTATCAATTGTTCCAAAATATATACATTCAGTATTAACCGGAAATTGAACTACAATTGCTTTTTCTACTGCCTTTTGTTTATCTTTTTTAGATGTTTGTAATAATTGTTCTTTTTCTACAATAATATTTTCTTTTTCCTCTAATTGAAGTCTTAATTCATCTGTTTCTTCTTCAACAATTTGTTGTAACACTTCTTCCATTTTCATATAATATTCGTGGATTTCGGAAGCCTTTTTTGTTTGCGCTTTTAAACACAATGATTTGAAGCATTTAATTGTTAAAAATATTTTTTTTATATTTTGTCCACCATTTTGTTTTGCTAATTTACAATCTTCATAAACCGCTTTTCCAAATTGATAAGCGGTTTTATAATCTATATCTAATTTAAAATGCTTTTCTAATACTCGTTCAGAATTTTGTTTAGTAGAAAATCCTAACCATTTCCATATATCATCTAAATCTACTATAAAATCTATATTTTTATTATAATTTAAATAGCAATAAAAACTACTTACAAATATTTGTTGTTCAAAACCAGTAAAGGTTTCTTTAATTTTATTCAACAATTTGTTATTATATACATTTGACAATTTTGATATTGGATTTTTTTCAATAAGCTCTACAATATTCAATTCTTGCATCTTATTATATATTTTATAATAAGATTACTCTTTAAGTAACTTATATCGCTTAATATTTATAAAAGCGGTTTTTATGAAAGCGGATTCTACCATTTTGTTTTTTTTACGCTTATTTTTTGGCCTGCGCCGCGTTTTTTTACTGAATTAGGGTCATATTTTTCATCTTCGTCATCTGAACTAACCCCTTTTGATAATTCCCAAAACTCTTTTGAACCTAATTTGAAATCATTATGGCTTTCTGCCTTATACCAAAATACCTGGTCTTGTAATTTATTTGATTTTGAATTGTTATTTATTACCAAGCATTCATAGTTTTCTGTGCATTGGTCCATTACTTGACAAAACGACTCAAATGTTGGGAACATTCCAGCATAATTTTCATAAATTCTTTTCCTATTCGCAATATAATTCTCTCTTAAAATAAAAACAAAGTCTATATTTGTTCTTAAAGTAGGAGGAATACCTAACGGATATTGCATTGTGATCACTAACATTATCTTCCAATGTCTCCCATTCATGAAAAGAAGGCGCATTAGCTTATCCCGAGTCCAAGTAGCATCATACAAGCAGTCATCTAAAATCACAAATGCCCTAGGATCTATTGTGCTTTTTTTATATGTTTCCATTTCCTTTTTTATTTGCTTTAAAACCGTGCGCTGCCTTTTCAATATATTTTCTATAATTGCCGTGTTGTATTCGTTATGAATAAACAATTTGGGAACCATTTTGGTATAGAAACCGTTACCCTCTTCTGTTCCCGAAATAACGGTTCCTATTGGAATATCTTGTTGATAATAAAGCAAATCCCTCACTAAGAAACTTTTACCCGTATCTCTCTTGCCCAATAGCACTACTACTGGCCCTTTATTTTCATTAGGCTTAAAGCTAATAGATTTCATATCAAATTTTTTTAATTCAAGAGACATATATTATATTTACTTTTTTTAATGAAAAAAAACACGCATTAAATAATTAAACTTCAAATATATATTATTTATAAAACAAATAAGTTAAAACTACATAGAATTTATATATTAAGTAGCTAATGGAGAATATGATTAATTACCAGAAAAGGAAAAACCAAGAACTTTTCAAAAGTTTAGAAGAACCGAATACTTTATTTCTCTCTAAAACACAAAATTATATCCCAATTTATAGGAGATTTTTTTCATTGAATGAAACTAATTACAATAGTATTAATTTAAATCACAAATGGTATATTTCAAGCATTAAGGGAAATGATGAAGTCCCCGACTTATTAGATTGTAAAATCAAAAATTTTCAAACCATGAAAACAAAAGAGAAGGATATTTTTTTCAAAATGGCTCCTTTATTAGATCCGTATAAGTATTTGATTGGCAAATATGATATTTCAGACCCTAAGCTATTTAAACTCCCTGATATTAATTCAACTGAGAATGATACAAACCCTAAATTTATTGATGCAAACAATTCAGCCTATGTGGATGGTTTTTTTGTATTTTTAACAAGTATGCTAAATCAAAGTCATGTTTTTTTACATGGGATAGATTATTTTGGATCATTTCTAGCTGTAAAAAATAATTATAAACTCAACGTGTTTGATGACTTGGAATATTTAATTGAATCCGATTTTTTTAATAAAAACCGAAATGTGTTGTATACAATTGATGATTATTCTCATATTTTTCAAAATGATAATATAAAAAAAAATCCAATTAAAATTGAGTATAACACAAGCGTAAAATCTAATTTATCCATTAAATCATTTGATGAGGAAATTTTTGAGAATATTTTTGAAGATTCCGAAAAAAATATTGACCAAAATATAATTCATTTACAAGATTTGAAAGATGGATTAGTTGATATTACAAACACAAATATGGTTCACACGTTAAATAATGATAACATATCTACATTAAAATCTAGTTCAACATGTTCATCTAGGACATCTCACACATCAAGTGAAAACGATGAAACTAAAGATGATAAAAATAATGATAGTGATTATGGCGACGGCAATAAAAATGATGATGAAACTAATGAAAACGATGAAAACGATGAAAACGATGAAGACAATAACTGGGAGGATATAAATAGTGGAAGCAGCAGTAGCGATGGAGATAGTTATGAGGAAGAAACCATAGATGTTACAATATCAAAATTCCCAGTTCAAGTAATCTGTATGGAACATTGCGAAAACACATTTGATGACCTTATATTACAAAATGATTTAAAACCAGAAGAATGGTATTCAGCCTTTATGCAAATTATTATGATTTTAATTACTTATCAAAAAGCATTTGCATTTACGCATAACGACCTTCATACTAATAATGTAATGTATAATTCAACAAATAAAAAATTCATATATTATTATTATAAGAAGAAATATTATAAGGTTCCAACATTTGGAAGACTATTTAAGATAATAGATTTTGGAAGAAGTATTTATAAATATGATTCTAAAATATTTTGTAGTGATAGTTTTCAAAATGGCAATGACGCGGCTACTCAGTATAACACAGAACCATATTTTAACGAGAAAAAACCTCGTTTAGAACCTAATTATAGTTTTGATTTATGTCGTCTTGCGTGTTCTATTTTTGATTATTTGGTTGATGATTTAGATGAAATTAAAGATATTAACAAATGCGACCCCATTAAAAAATTAGTTGTAGAATGGTGTTTGGACGATAATGGAGTCAATTTATTATATAAAAATAATGGAACAGACCGTTATCCTGATTTTAAATTATATAAAATGATAGCAAGGTGTGTTCATAATCATACACCACAAGCTCAACTAGAGAGACCTGATTTTAAAGTATTTGAATACAATATTAAAAACGAGGTTTTAAATGATGTAATAAATATTGATGTAATTCCTTCATATGTTTAATAAAATAATAACATAATTATAATTGTAATTTATGTAATTATTTATTGTTCAATATTCTTTTACAATTCATGTAATAATAATACAATTTATTTAAATAATCATTATTTATATCGCACTTTTGTAAGCAATATGATTTAAAAACAAATTTACATGCTTCGTAACATTTAATATAATTCTTATTTTCAAAACTTCTAGTAATAAAATTATATATAGGTGGCTCAGGAGCATCATAAATAAATTTGTAATTTGTAATCATCTGTAAATAATCCCCATAATAATGTTCAAATAACTCCGGATTCTCAAAATAAACCGGGCTATAAAGCTGCTCATCCGCGTGCCCATACCCAACTTCTAAATATTGTAAAAATTTATCTTCTAATAAATCACAAACCTTATACATATATTCTTTGTTTCCGGTAAAAAACCCGCTACACATGCTACATCTTCCCCATTTAAAATATTCTTTTGTGTTTTGAATTAACTCAGGAGAGATATAATCAATATAACAAGTAGAAAATTTATCTCTATTTACCGCTAATCCTTCATCTAATCTTATTAGATTTTTAAATCCCATTCTCTCAATACAAAAATTAATCCATGAAAAATGAGTTGAATTAAATGGATTTGTTTCTATTGTTTCTTTTAACATGGTATATCTTGACATACAAAATAAATAATAACTAGCTGTATTTCGGTTATCAAAAATGTATTGGTTTTGTTTTCTATTAGAAATTATTTTACTTCTATAATCTTTAAATGATGCGTCTAGCGGTTTTGATTGTTTTGTAAATTTAAAATCATCAAATTCACGAATTATATATTTAGTTTTATGTTCCAAGTATTTTGGTCGTATTTTTTGTATTTTACCCAAACTATCTTCATCGCAATATATAACTAAATTATGAGGTAGTGACAAAGTTGATATAGAATGGCTTAAATAATAATTTTGATCTTTTTCACATATCTCTCTACTTGCGTCAGGGCATTTTGTTAAATTAAAATATGCGGTAACAAGAGTCCAATTTGAAATATCATATTTATTAAAAGAAATATTTTTATTTAATGTAAGTATTCCTGTTCCTGACCAATGACCTAAGTCAGTTAAATCATACTTATATTCGTCATTAATTTTATACCAAAAATTATCTCTCATTTCTTTAAAATACCAAATATCATCACAAATTATAAATCCTTGATAATTTATTTCTTTAATCATATTAAAAAAATCATATTCCATATTTCCATTATGTGGGTCAACATCTAAAAATATAAATGGACAGGATAGAATAATTTCGCTCCATTTATCAAATACAGATTTATTAAACAAATTATCTTTATAAAATTTGATATTTTGTATTGTTTTAATATTAGGATTAACATTATCTACAATATCAAAGCTATGGATTGTGTTTGTTTTATTATACGCAAGTGCTAATGCCGAATGACCTAAATGCGTTCCAATATCTAAAATATTACTATTATTGAATAGTGTTGAAAAATAGGATAATAATTTATAATGCTCTTTACCAACATTACCAAACATTTAAGGGTTATTTGTAACAAATTGCTTGTAAAATATATCTACATCTAATTTGTTTAAATCCTCTTTTGAAATATTATATTTCATTTATTCATTATTTTATCAAATACTTTTAAGTATAAATTATATTAATATATATATATTTATATAATTTATTATCATATAGTTTCATATAGTTTCATAATAATTTTAAAATTAAACAATCAGGTTACAATACTGAATTTGTAATTAGAATTCTGGGTTACCAGTAAACACTTGTGGAGATATCACGCCTTCTCCGCCATTTTGAATGATTGGTTTCAACTGTTCTAAAATAAAGTGTCCTGAAATAACACTAAAATAAACTAATAATGTATCTTTAATTACAACTTTTAATGGCTTATGTTCTTTTTCTGAAAATCTAGTTTCAATAATTTTTAAAATAAGAAAAATAAATGATATTACTGCTGCTATAATAAAAATATTTTCCATTTAAAATACTAAATCAGAATCTTATTTTTCTTTTTACGCAAATTATGTTAAAACTTCAATATCATCGATTAATAAATCTGGTAATAATTCCAGCTTAGGTTCATCAATATTATGGACGTCTAAATCATTTAGAGAAATTGATTGGTCTGAAATATTTAACTTTACATTATTATCATCATCGTCGTCGTCATCATCGGTTTCTAATTTGCGCTGATTATTCCTAATTTCACTAATTTCTTCTAAACGTTGAATTGATTTTGGAGCATCAATCGTCAGCTCATTGTTGTTTTCATCACGCGCATAATCAACATCACTAAAACTTAGCCTTGAACTTGTATTTGTCTCAGAGGCACCCCCACTAGATACTATTGTATTTGTCTCAGCGGATGGTTCATTCATTTTTTTTGAGTTATCTGTTATGTATTCTTCTTTAATATCTTCTACTACATCTTCTTCAACAGTTTCATCCATATATGCTTTTAATATTGCCTCTACAGGAATACTTTCTCTCAATGTGTTTAAAATACATTCTTGGACTATAATTTCAAGTTCTCTATTATGTTTTTGAGTTTGAAGAGGATGAATATTTATTTCAAATAGGTATGTATTTTTATACACCTTTCTTGCTACATTAATATAAGTTTTATGGATAAAATCATCTAATTTGGGTATATTAATATCTATTTTTTTTTGTTTCTGACCAACTCTCATGGCTGTTAATATTTTAAGTTGAATAATATGAACACAAGTAATTAAATCTTCTAAATAAGCACAACCGCTCTTTTCACAAATTCGTTTTCTCTCTGTTTCAATTATCGTTGAATTCCATTTTGGAATTCTAGAAATGAAATTTTGAAATGTCATTAGGTATTTATCCATCTCATTGTTTTCTCTGCATAATTTTATAGCCTCGTCTAATATTGATTTGTATCCATCAATAATTAATGGTGTTAATATGGTTACTAACCTTGAACCCCATTCATTTTTACTTTCATGTAGCGTAGAAGAGTTAAAGTCATCCATTATTATTTATACAATGTTTAATAATTATTTTTTAAACTAATTTTAAATTTTAAACTAAACTTAAAATTTAAACTAAATATAAAGTTAAAATTATATAAATGAAATATTTTCTAGAGATAATTCGGTATTCAAAAATAAAAAATTTAAAA